TACACATTGTCGGTAACAATTAAATTATTCGACACATAGACATTGTCCATCACCACCAAGTGACCATCCAAGTCCGTCGTACCTCGAACATAGAGAACATTCGCCGTCGTATCATTGACCCACAGATTCGAACCAACATCCAATGTGTGCACCGGATTCGTATTTATCACACCAACATTTGATTGGGTGACGAGATAACCATAAATATGAGCCGTGATTGGGTTCGCTGTATTGGCTGTAAAGGATGTGTGATCTGCCGACGATTGTGTGTGAGCGAAAATGAGTTCGTCATTCTTGTATCCCACGACGACATTCGATCCTTGATGATCCAACATGATACCGACATCCGACGTGGTATTCCCCTTCCCAACCTCTATGATCGCATCACTGATTCTAAGATTTTGTGATTCTATGACCGTTAACTGTCCTTTCACATCCAAATTACCTTGAATTTCTACGCCACCAGTCACACCCAAAACAATTGAACCGGTATCATCGACCCAAAGATTGGAACCAACATCCAAAGTGTGTACGGGTGTCGAATTAGAAATACCAACGTTTCCAGTCGTAATCAAAGAATTCGGTCCAGTGAACTGTATGGTGCTCGTGAATACATTACCGATATTTGCGTAAAAGTCAACCACTTTAGCTAGAACATTTGGTTCATCTATGTTTGTATTTACAATCTCTTTGGTTGCTGGATCGTAACCTAAAATTTTAGTATTACCACCGGGTGCCTCACGTAGTGGTGTCATATAGAGGGATCCTGGTGTTCGAGCTGATATAGGAGCGTTCGAAGCATTGATCACAATTGTATTCTCGGCCTGATCGTCTGTTGCATGTCGTCCCAACCTGACTTTGGTCGACCGATCAATAGTGCTCAAGTTCTTCACCATTTATATAAGTCTGCATTTTAATTGGCATAGAGAAGTCCTGCTACTCCATTCGATATCTTGAGTATGTTATAGTTTACCGCATATATGGGATCTTTTATGGGTAGAGTCTCACTGAATATCTGCGCGCTATCTAGACGACTAAAATTAAGTGTCCCGGTAGGCTGTGTTAAACTCGTTGTCAAACAAAAACAAAACAAGAAAAAGTCTGGTGATGTGACAAAGTTTGTGTGGTAGTAATTCATGACTTCGATAAAATGTGGACGAGCCCACTTGAAACCATCAATGTCTACCCCATTGATCGTCACCTTGACCTTGTTATCATAGGATGTGAGCGCGCTATAATCGCTCGTGTTTGAACTTGCAATGTATTTCACTGGGTGATTGAAATGAAGATCTTGGATGAGTTCATTACTTGGAATATTCTTTTGCACTTGGAAAATAAGCATTTCATGATCGCGACTGGCGACGGCACCTCGTTCTTCGTTATCCAAGTAGTAATAGTTGCTATAGGCTGACCATTTATAATTTTCAGCCTCGGGTCCCCAATGAATTCGTATCTCGATGGTGTGATAATTTAACGCAACCAATGGTAACGCGTTTTGTGGACTTTCACAAAAGAAGAAACGAAGAGGATAAAAATAGGAACGAGCACTCGAACCTGGATGAGGTCCGTTAGAACTCTTTGAAACATTGTTAGCGAATGTATCAATGGCAATCTTTTCTGTAAAGATTGAATCTTGTGTATCAATGACTTGACCACCGATCAAAAGTTCGACGTAATCAATGAGTTTGGTCCAATCTGGGTGATCCAAAGCGGCATTATTATCATCGATTGTGAAATAGGTATACCCCAAAAGGTCTCCTGTTTTTTCAAAACGAATTGTAGACATGGAATTACCATTCACAGCCCCTTGTATTGTCTGTTTTTCGACGGTCTGTGAAAAGTTGGAATGTCTTTTGAACGTCGAACTGAAAAATGATATTTCAGGCTTCCCCATAATATGTTCATCTTGAGCGCCAACGGCGATCAGTTTTACTATACCAGATGACATATTTACAATAAGGAAAGGTTTAAATTAAGTTCGACTTTCTGCACACAAATCTAAGAATTAAAAAATTATTACCTGTAGAACTGGTGATCGTGTCACCGTTTTCATCTCGAATCGTGATTGCGAGTCTATCCAATTTACGAATCGGATCCAAGTACTGCTGAGCAACGAGATAATCATCCTTGAATGAAATCACCTGATTACCACTTGTCGCCACACTGTCGCTCACCAAAGACGCGAATGAATTTCGCAAAACAGAGAGTCCCGGTTGAGAAGACGTTGACAATGGGGGATCCTTCGTCGCCCTGTCAGAAAAATTACTATCAAGTTCTTCGATTGAAATATAACAATGTTCGGTGCTGTACACCGTATTAATACGAGCCCCGACGAGACGAGCTTGAACAATGTTACGAAGAGGTGTATTCAAATAAGCAGTGAAGCTATTCGCGCTTGCTTGTCCAATCGTATCCACCGTAATCGTATGGTATTCGTACTCGGAATCGGGAATTTCAAGTCTAACGGCAGACACCGACGTCATTTACAGTACACTTAGATTAAAGATCCACCAATCCCACCGACAATCGCGTAATTGGCCTGATCACGCACGAGTTGTTCAGACTTGCAGAGACCACCGGGTGTTAAAGCCTTTGTGTACGTACTCCCTTCCTTTGTGTGACCTGGGGCACACTCGAGCTTGTATTCGAGTTCGAATAACGAACCTTCGTTGACTGGTTCAATATCAATCGGTCTGGGCTGGTAATAGCTGATCGCCACACGCTGGATCAGGAAGAGAATAGCCACGAGGCTGATCACGATCAGGGTGATATTGCGGTTGAGCTTCATTTTATTACTAACTAATATTTTTTATAAAGTGCGTTAAAGATACTAGTTTAGTTTCATTATAAAGAGTAGATGGACGAAGAGATTATCCTCGATCGTGGTGATACCGAAATCCTGAAACTCGATGAAAATGAACAGGCCCTGATGGATGAAATCCAAATTTCTAGACCGGCTCGACAACTACCGCGTCGAAGACCCACACCCGTGCAACAACGACCAGTTATACAACAAGAGGAGATTGATGCGTTTGCTAACCCAGGTAAACAATCAGCGCCTCCGAGACAAATGGCAGAAGAAATTGATTATGGTGAACAAGAACCATACTATGACGATGAAGATGATGCTCCAGTCTACACAGAAGAACAACCTACGAAGGGATATACGTCGATCGACGAAGAGAAGGCGGATCTTCTCAATAAATTGAATCGATTAGACAAGAAGGGTGTTTCGGTCAACAAACGACTCAATATGTATTCTGGTATCGATGATATTCGTACAGAAGTGAAGCGAATTACATACGGTATTGAAGTTGACCAATCGATCAAATTTTCTCGACGCATGTTGGTGGCGTGTGTGACTGGTCTTGAATTTTTGAATAAACGATACAATCCATTTGAGATCCAACTTGAGGGGTGGTCTGAATCCGTTATGGAAGGTGTCGAAGACTATGATACCGTGTTTGAAGAATTGTATGTAAAGTATCGCAACAAGGTTAATGTTGCTCCAGAAGTCAAGCTCATCATGATGCTTGGTGGTTCTGCGATGATGTTCCATTTGACGAATAGTATGTTCAAAGCTGCGATTCCAAACATGAATGACGTGTTGAAGCAGAATCCAGATCTCGTCAAGAATATGATGTCTGCAGTTCAGAATACGACGATGTCTCAGGAATCGCCAAGTGATGGATCCTATGAAATGCGAGGTCCAGGCATTGACATTTCGAGCATGATGGGTGGTATCATGATGCCTCCACCCCCGCCAATGAACACGAAACCAATGGAATCTATTCGCGAAGATCCACCAATGATTGATGACGATGCAGTCTCGGATATTGTATCTATCTCAGGAGAATCCACGGGTGGTGAACTTAAGGAAGTCAATATCGGTGGTTCCGGTTCCAAGAGAGGCAGAAAGAAGAAGACCGAAATTAATCTGTAGATATAGTATAAATGATAGGTTGCTGCCCTCTCGAGGATGAGCCAGTGGCTATCCCGAGACCTAGT